TCCAAGATGTACGTGTCACAGAGCAGGCATACAACAAGCTCAGGATGGAGCTACTCAAGTTCAGTCAGGACTCCATTGACCTTGAACATGAGGTGCAGTGGATCATACAGGAGCAGGTACGTAATGGATGGCTGCTGGATGTCCGACATGCTGCTGACTTACTTGCTACCCTGAAGGAACGCAAGATGTCTGTAGAGGATGAGGTGCATGAGGTATTCAAGCCTAAGTGGGTGGACGTTAAACAGGTAGTGCCAAAGACCAAGAAGGATGGCAGCCTGTCAAAGGTTGGACTTACTGACGATGAGTACCAGCGTGTGATGGACACTGGTGACATGTCTCCATTCATGCGTAAGATGCTAAAGCCATTTAACCTTGGCTCAAGACAGCAGATAGGTGAGTACCTGATTGACTTTGGATGGAAGCCCTGCAAGCTAACACCCACAGGTCAGCCAATGGTAGATGAGTCAGTCCTGTCTACTGTCAAGGACATACCACAGGCAGCGTTGATAGCTGAGTACCTGATGTTACAAAAGCGTGTTGCTCAAGTGCAGTCATGGGTAGATGAAGCTAACCCAGACACAGACAGAGTGCATGGCTATGTGAATACCAACGGTGCTGTCACTGGTAGGATGACACACTCTAAACCTAACTTGGCCCAAGTGCCTGCAAGCTACTCACCGTATGGCAAGGAATGCCGACAGTGCTGGATTGCTAGACCGGGGTACAAACTTGTAGGGTTTGACGCTAGTGGCCTTGAGCTACGGATGCTGGCTCACTACATGAACGATGAGGAGTACACTAATGAGGTCATTGGAGGAGACATACACACTGCTAACCAACACCTTGCAGGACTTGAATCAAGAGATCAGGCAAAGACTTTCATCTACGCACTGTTGTACGGTGCTGGAGATGCTAAACTTGGAACAGTGGCAGGAGGAGGCAGAGACGCTGGTAGTAAACTTAGAGAACGATTTATGTCTAATCTCCCAGCATTTGCAGATCTTAAAGACAAGACTGCAAGAGACTCAGCCCAAGGATTCATTGAAGGACTAGACGGTAGGAGGCTACACATACGATCAGAACACGCAGCACTTAATACATTGCTTCAGAGTGCCGGTGCAATCGTTATGAAAAAAGCCTTGTGTTTATTACAGGAGTATGCTATACTATGGAACTTAGATTATTATTTTGTTGGAAACATTCATGATGAGGTACAAGCAGAGGTTAGAGAATCCCAAGCAGACAAGTACGGAAGACTCGCAGTCTCCTGCTTGGAAGCAGCAGGAATTGAACTTGGACTCAACTGCAAACTCACAGGAGAATACCAAGTTGGAGAAAGTTGGGCAGACACTCACTGACAAGAATAGGCTGGGTGATCTAGCAGAGTATTACGCTGTTACGTGGCTCTGGGATGAAGGTTACGAAGTGTTTAAGAACGCAGGATGTTCTGGTCTAATAGATCTTATTGCTTACAATAAAGAAACAGAAGACATCCTGCTGATAGATGTAAAGACTGTTCAAGAGGATAACAGAGGATCTCCCCCACATTTAAAAAATACATTGACTAAAGAGCAGCGTGAGAAGGGAGTCAGGGTACTTTCCTTTAATCCTTGGGATAGAAAACTTAAATTCGTTAAACATCGAGTCTTAAATGAAAACAACTAACACACTAATAGATGACATTTACGATCTTGTGAAGTACAAGTCACCTGACAGGTCAGTGGACGCAGAGCAAATCATTGATGACTTTGGCGAGGCATGCAAGGAGCTGATGCGTAAGGAGTTTACCCAGCGTGGTAGCTTTGATGCACGTAAGCTACGGATGTCCAACATTGGTAAGACCGACAGGTTCCTGTGGAACCACTACAACAATGTAGGGCCAAAGGAGAAGATGCAGCCTCACACCCTTGTGAAGTTCATGTACGGTCATCTCATTGAGGAGATGCTGCTATTGTTTGCTAGACTAGCAGGCCATACAGTGACGCATGAGCAGGCACAGGCAACCGTAGAAGGTATCTCAGGTAGCATGGACTGTAAGATTGATGGCATAGTGACTGACGTTAAGTCTGCCAGTACCTATGGCTTCAAGAAGTTCAAAGATGCTACACTTGCATTTGATGACCCCTTTGGGTACATAGATCAAATCAAAGGATACGCTAAGTCTGAGGGTGAGACACAGGTAGGCTGGCTGGCTATGGATAAAGCCAATGGTCACCTGACCTACCTGAAGTATGACCTAGAGGACAAGCAGGCTCCTGTCTATGAGGTTCTTAAGGAGGACATAGAGGAGCGTATCATCCATGTGAAGCAGATGGTAGAGCAGAAAGAGCCTCCGCCTCTGTGCCATGATACAGTCCCTGATGGTAAGTCAGGTAACAAGAAGCTGGCTATGGGCTGCTCCTACTGTCACTTTAAACATGCTTGCTACCCAGAACTACGTACATTCCTGTACTCCACTGGGCCACGGTACTTAACGGAGGTAGTCAATGAGCCTAAAGTCCAAGAGATCACGTAAGCAGAGCATCTACAGATCTGGACTAGAGAAGAAGTTTGCACAGACTGTACCTAAACGAAGGTACTTGTATGAGCCATACGATGTACCATACGTGATGCACAGGAAGTACAAGCCAGACTTTGTAGACAAGAAGACTGGTGACTACATTGAGACTAAGGGTTTCTTTAGAGCAGGAGACACCCAGAAGTACACAGCGATACGTGACAGTATCCAGCCCATCAAGTTAATCTTTGTCCTGTCAGACCCCAACAAGAAGGTCAGGAAGGGTTCTAAGATTACGATGGGGCAGTGGTGTCACAAGGAAGGCTTTGAGTTTTACACAGTTGATGAGTATGTAGATCATGTCACTAACAATGGATGAGATTAAGGAGAGAGTGTTGAAGCGGTACGATGCTGATGATATACTAGAGGCATTAGACATATCCGCTGAAGAACTGCTGGACAGGTTTGAGGATAAGTTTATCAACAGGCTGCACCAGTTTGAAGAGGAAACAAATGGAGATGAATGGGATGAGTATTGATAACATCACTCCACAGGAATGGAACAGTATGGCATTTAAGACAATAGAAGACGATGCACCTAATGAGCATCCAAGGTTCTCTGAGGAAGCTATGGTTAAGAGCTACGACGTAGTAAACAAGCCGGAGCATTACAACAATGGGGGCATGGAGTGCATTGATGCTATCAAAGGTATGCTCACACACGATGAGTACATTGGCTACCTACGTGGCAATGCCCTGAAGTACATGTGGAGGTTTAGATACAAAGGTAAACCTATTGAAGACCTACGTAAAGCTAGGTGGTATGAAGAACGAGTGATGAACTATTTGCTGGAGCATCCGGGTGACAAATAAGATAGGACTACAGGATTACCTAGGTATCCAGATTGACTACGACAGGGATGAAGACCTTAGCGTGTTCTCACTAGAGACACTTAAGGACAGATACCTGTGGGGAGATGAGACACATGCCCAAGAAGCCTTTGCCAGAGCGTCCGTCTATGGTGCAACGTATCAAGAACATACTGACTACGATCTTGCACAGCGACTTTACGACTACGCAAGTAAGAGTTGGTTCGGTTTTAGCACTCCTATACTTAGTAACGGGGGTACAACCCGTGGCCTCCCTATTAGCTGTTTTCTTAATTATGTTCCTGACTCAAGGCGTGGTCTATCTGACCATTATGATGAGAACATATGGCTGGCGAGTGGAGGTGGAGGCTTGGGTGGATATTGGGGTGATGTTAGAAGCAATGGTGTTTCTACTGCTAACGGCAGCCAGTCTACTGGTAGCATCCCTTTCATGCACGTAGTTGATAGTCAGATGCTGGCCTTCAACCAAGGTGTCACCCGTAGAGGGTCTTATGCAGCGTACATGGACATCAGCCACCCAGAGGTGGAGGAGTTCATTGCCATGCGTAAGACCACTGGTGGTGACCTAAACCGTAAGTGTCTTAATCTACACAATGGCATTACAGTAACAGATGAGTTTCTACAGGCTGTAAAGAATGATGACCAGTGGAGATTGATTGATCCTAAGTCCAAGCAGGCCATCAAGACTGTATCAGCAAGGGACTTGTGGTGGCAGCTAGTGCATACCAGAGCAGAGACAGGTGAGCCATACATTGTTAACCTAGACCGCTGTAATGAGGCCCTGCCGGAGGAACAGAAGGAGCTAGGGCTACAGGTACGGCAGAGTAACCTATGCTCTGAGATTACCCTACCGACCAGTGAGTCACGCACAGCAGTGTGTTGTTTGTCTAGTGTAAACCTAGAATATTTTGATGATTGGAAGGATGATGAACAGTTCATTGATGATCTAATTACCATGTTAGATAACACCATTGAACACTTTATTGATAACGCCACAGGTGGTAGCCATAGCTATCCCAAGACTGGCATGAACAGACGGGAGTTTTTAGAAAATGTGGAACCAGATAAAACAGGCTTTGCAAAAGCCGCTTATAGTGCATATAGAGAACGTGCGGTTGGTCTTGGAGCGATGGGTTTTCATAGTTACCTTCAACGTAATGGAGTCCCTTTTGAAGGAATGTACGCCTCCAGCTTTAACAATAGAGCGTTTAAAACTATCAAAGACAGAGCTACGATGGCTTCCCGGCGTTTGGCTGGAAACCGTGGGGAGGCTCCTGACATGGCTCGTAGTGGCTTGCGTAATTCCCATCTGCTTGCTATTGCCCCTAATGCTAGTTCTAGTATTATATGTGGTGGAACAAGCCCTTCTATTGAGCCTACGAGGGCTAACGTATTTACGCACAAAACTCTCACAGGTTCGTACAAAGTAAAGAATAAGTATCTGGAGGAGCTACTTGAAAGTAAAGGCATCAACACAGAGAAAACGTGGAAGGATATTGCGGCTGCTGAAGGATCTGTGGCAAACCTTGATGGACTTACTGAAGATGAGAAGGAGGTATTCAAGACAGCACCAGAGCTAAACCAGATCTGGATCATTGAACATGCCTACCAGCGACAGAAGTACGTCTGCCAAGCACAGTCAGTAAACTTATTCTTTGAGCCACCGCCAGCTACAGCACCACAGGAGGTACACGATGAGTATCTGGAGTATGTTAACAGTGTACATTGGACAGGAGCTAACAAACTCAAATCTATGTATTACCTGCGCTCTACAGCAGCTAGAAA